CGTTGTTTTTCCATAGGCCCGGAAGCCTGGATTTGACCAATATGCGGTGTTTTTCCGCCCACGCCGACGGCTTGATCTGCTTTTTTTTGCGCAACCGCTTGCGTTCAGCCTTTGAAAATTGCACATCCACGGCCACCCGGCCGTCATCATGCAACCCGCTCAACGTTTCCCACAACTGACCGGAACACCACGCCGGCCGTTTTCGGATACGTATACCGGGCGGATCCTCTTTAAATATCTGCTTTTGCATCATCACTTATAAAAACGACATGAAAATTCTTGGTTGTGGCATACCGGCTCAGTTCATCATCAACGAGAGTGTTGAGCCGCTGCAAAAATTCAGGAGATTTTTCAGGATTGCCGCCTACCATGGCAACCAGCTCCTGGATATTGGCAGAGAAGAAATGCTTTAAACCGGTTTCAAAAATGGCCGCCCGGGCGGCCAGTTCGGCCTCAAACAGAGCACGCTCAATATATTTGCCCCGTTCCTTCTCTAATTCAAAAACCATTTTGTCATGCTTCACTTGCAGGTTTTTGATTTCCCATTCAGACTTTTCAGCAGCTTTTTCATGATTATCCCCCATAGCCGCTTCACGCTTTTTCAGCAGACGCGAATATTTCTCCACTTCCTTCTGGTCCACACTGCCGTCCGCATTGAAATCAATCAGCCCGTTTTTTTTGTCCCGGGACAGCTTGGATCTGGACACCTCATACCCGGCATCATGCAACGCCTCAGCGGCTTTACGCAGGCTGGGGAATGTGAGTTCTGCAGCGGTTTTCATCGGCATCACTTTACATGCTCAATCGGTTCTTCCGGATCTTGGTTGACCCAATCCGGCCAGGTCCGGGCAAGGTTTTTATCCTGCTTCGCCTGAAGACAGCCAATAACCTCCTCAACCGCCTCTACGGATTTTGCGTTACGCAGGGCACCCTCGAACGCCAGGATTATGACGTCGATCCACTCTTCGATATCCCCTGGGGAATCCCGAATTTCATCAAGCTCTTTTTTGATGTGTTTGATCAGCCCGGCGTCCCGTTGCCCTGGACCGAAAATCTTGAGGAACCATAAGCGTTGACGGACTAAATAAAATTTTAAATCCATTTATACCTCCAAAATCCCAAACAGTTCCGCGCTATAAAACTTAATTTTTTCAACGTCCCTATCGAACTGACCTTTATGATTTGCACGGCAGGAATACTTGATAAGATTCCCGAGCAACCACCCCTTAAATTGTTCAGATGTCAATTTCGCTTTAATGACATCCAGCACTTCCACCCCGCCGGCATCATAATACCTGGCTTTTGGATCCAGCACCTTTTGTGTTGTTGGACAGGCTTTTGGTTCAAAGCTATATGCATCATTCCTGGCGAAATCCGTGCAATCATCCGTGCAATTAATAACTTTCCGAACAAAGTTGCTGCCGGAAACACAGCTATTGCACTCTGTACAGGTTTCATCGTTATTTGCGCAACTGTCGCAAATAACTAAACTGTCTTTATTTTTCATATTTTTTGACTCCTTGAATTCTATCCATTCTGAGTCCATATCCTTTTCTTCCACAGCATACGGGCATGAGTATGGATATTCGCAATCGTCTTCTACTTCGAGTATGCACTCAAAATCTTTCCCGCATTTTTCACAAATGTATTTGATTTTTAATCTCCTTAATCTAAACGAATACCAAGACGATTAGCCATTTCTTCGATTGTCTCATAATAATAAGGAACGAACTCACTACGTTTGTTGGCTCTCTTGACTTTTCTGCGCTCGTATTCAGCTTTACGTTTCGCTGCTTTGCTTGGATATATTTTTTTCATTTTTTAAACCTTTATTATTAAAACTTCGGCAAAAACTTACCCATATGTGTAGCGTGAGCCTTGGCGATGAAAGAGCAAATTGAATCTCCGTTTTGTTGCTCAATATTGGAAATAAATGATTCAATCAACATTTCAACACCGTTGCTGCCCACCCACAGATCGGGGTCGGAGTCGTGCATTTCTAATTTACTTCCCGGATCAGGGTAGGGCTGTCCAACTTTCAAAGGGAACGCCTCAACCACGGCAAATGCGTAGCATTTTTCACCATATGCAAACCAAGACAAGGGATGTAGGTCGGTATGTTTGATTTGATAAGTTACGTGTTTTTCCATAATATTTCCTTTAATTTTTGGTATAACCAAACGTTCAAGCTGGACCGCGCCGCCTGGTTTTCAAATACGCTTCAATCTCATCTTCCTGTTTTTCGATCTCTTCATCCGTCGCCTCTCTGCCAGTATAGTAGCAATGAAAACACTCCCACACCCAACCATTCCATTCGTCAATCACCATCGTAGCTCCACACATCGGACACTTCATTCAAATCAACCCCTTTAAGATTTTTACCACCCCAAAGCTATATCATGCCGCTTGCGGGCAATATCTTCTTCAGTTAACGCACACATCCCGGAAGGCACTTTAAGAAAATTCAACACCCTGTGAAAATCGCAGGGCTTATTCTCCCGCCGCCGACGCCCGGCAAAGTTACACAGTCTGCAGAATCCAGCCGCCGAAGCCTGTTCGATCGTTAATGTGAACTTTGAATCTTCAGTTTTATCGCTCATTTATCAGTCTAACCGCTTAAAAAGCTGGAATCATTTCTAAATAATACCCATCATGTTTAAACGGGCTATTCTCATTAACACAATGAGCAATCCGGTGAGATAAATTCCCATCAAGCAAATTACGATCAACCCCATGGATATGATATTCATTACAATACGGACACCACAACTTGACCTGTTGCTTGTTGTCAGTCAAAAAACACTGCAATATATATTTCTTTAAAGTTTTCATTGGCAACACTCCTTTTTCACAAAATAATTTTCACCTGTAATCACATCAGCAGGGTGATACATACGCAGATACCAATAAATTTCTTCATCTTTGTAAAACAAATCACAAATCCGCTGACGGATACCGCGATGCCGGAATCCCGGGTCAAAATGCACCTGGCCGGTTTCCTGGGTGGCCTCGATGGTCACCGGGTACTTTGACAACAACATCTGCAACTCTTCCATATGGGACATGCCCTCCGGTATCCGGTACCCCCGGTTGACGTCCAGGGTTAACGCCGGGGGAAGCCCCCGCCGAACCCACTCTTTAATATCCAGTCCCTTTTGAAACGCTTCGCCCGGATCCTTACCCACCGGAACCGGCCAGAACCTGGCCGTATCAAAGTTTTCCAGCCACCAGGCCCTGGCAGTCTTTCCGGCCTGGTCATAATCCAGGGCAACCAGGATACGCATGGCTTTTTTCAATACATAATAGGCCGAAGCATCAGGTTTTATTCCGGCAGACCCAAGGCCCACCGTGCCCACCAGAGATCCGGCATGCCGGGCCACCATCAGGCCGTCCAGTTCCGCTTCAGTAACCACAAACGCCTGACGCGTGGGGTTATATCCCATGACCTCCTGGCCTGATCCGGGCACCACATAATACCGGACATCCTTGTCGGTCTTGATATCCTCATCCGGGCGCCTGATCCTGATCCGGTGAACGGACCCGGCACTGAACTTGGGAATGACAATCCCCCTGGGCACCCACAGCATTTTATTTTTTCCGGTTTTTTCATTTTTGATCGTTGGCAGACCCCAGGACTTACGAGGCCGAAACATGCAGGGCTTTCCGTTCTCCCCGCCAAACCACCCCAGGCGGTAACCGCGCACCGCCTGCAGATCCAGACCACGCCCGGCCAGATAATCCAGCTGGGTTTTGTTCTCCAAAAGGGCCTGGTGGGCAGCAGTGACAAACGCATCGGCCTTGGCCTGCCAGGTCTCCACCGGGCCTTCACACGTTCTCGGGATAAAAGAGTCTGATCTGTACGGCGAAGCCACCGGCCGATACTGAACCGGCCGATAACTTGACGGCATTTCCCGGCCCACCGCCTGAAACGCTTCAGGGTAGCTGTATCCGCACTTATCCACCATCAGCTTAATGATATCTCCGCCCTCCTTACACTGCCTGCACCAAAACATCCCATCCCCCCCGTTTTCCGCAGGC